ACAGAGTGCCTGTTGAAGTTATCTAAATCCCAACCTTCAGCCTTGATTACATCCCCGTCTCGGTCTTTGGACTCAGTAGATACTACAGCCGAGATAAGGCCATTGGCTTCATCTAAGACTTTCGTTACTTCTGGCCTGTAAACCTTACTTAGTTTTCTAATCATGCTGTTCTCCCGATGGCCACAAAAAAAGCCCGACCATCACAACCTTCGGTGGAGTTGTATAGTCGGACTGCTAGAGTCGCACGAATGGCTTTGGTTCTCTTGGAACACTAACCACTTTTCTGAATCCTACCATGAAACTGTTTTGTATTGTCAATAGGAATATCCGATTTAAATTGATATATACACTACTTTACATTTGTAAAGCGTTTCATGTATAATCCTATTATCTTAAATGAAGGATGGTCAATTATGAGTGTAGATTACAGTTACAACAGCAACGTAGAAGCAGCAGCAGGTGCAATAGCAGACGAGTGGGGTTACGACAGAGAAGAGGAGATGGCTTCCATCATTCGTACACTAGAGTCTGCCAAGAATCTTTATCACTTCAACGATATGGTCGACGAATACATGGCTGAGGGAAATTTAAAGTCCTTCAGCCAGTCATGGTTTAAATCAGTTCAGTACTGGAATTAAGGAGAATCATTATGGAAAACTGTCCAGATTGCGAACAAGACTCAGTAGAATATATAGGTTCTGGGTCTTTCCATTGTATGGATTGCCAATCAATATTTGAAGACTATGAACCCCTTCCATATCGGGGAGAGGATTAAGGAGAAAATCATGAACGCAGAAACTATGAATATGCAAGCAATCGCAGAAACAAATGATTATGTCAGCAGATTACACGATGAGAACTCTCAACTTAGAGCCGAGATTGAACTACTCAAGAAAGAGCGAATTGAGGACAAAAAAATAATCAAGGGATGGGCCACCCAATACCATTGTCTCAGTAGCTCGTTTATTAACCTAAATGCTGCGAATGAGAATGCAATCATGAGACGAGATGATGAGAACTCTCGACTCATGGATGAAAAGTGGGCTATGGAAGATGAGAACTCTCAACTCAGCGATGACCTACAAAGAGCAACTCACATTGGTAATGTGGCACAAAAAACAATCGACCACCTCAATGAGCGGGTAGATTCTCTAAAGCATGAAAAGTGGGCTATGGAAGATGAGATTGCTCGACTTAAAATTGAGAATGAAAAACTCAACAGAAAGATACATGCTGCGGTGGTTTATGGACGATTACCAAGTTAAGGAGAAAATTATGTCAAAACATTCATACGTTGAAATAAGAGAAGCAGTAGAGATGGATTTATATGAAGAGCTTGGTAGGTTCGCCACTGAGGAAGAGATAGAAACCAGAGTGGAAGAATTCACCTTCTGGTTATTCAATCAAAAGGTTCCTAAAGAGAAGCCGAGATATCGTGATTCATCTTGGGCGCTGGGGCAATATGAAGATTAGGTGATAGATGGCACAGGTTAACTAAAAGCAGTTAAGGAGAATAAATCTATGTAACCCTAATTGTTACGACAACTGAATATCCTACAGCCCCCGCAAGGGGGCTTTTCTTTTACACTTTTTCCTCATCGGCTTCTGTTAAGAAATCAAATTTCCTGTTTTTCTTTTTACTCTTCATTTTGAAACTAGCCATGAGTGCTGTTTCCATATGTGTCTGAGCGATTTGTTTTTCGCCACATTTCTTACAAACGCCCTTACTGGTCGGGCCAGATGGTGTTTCAAATACCCAGTGATGGACACAACTACCAAGGAGTTTCATCTTTAGTACCGCCATCGTAAGGTCTGGCAAGACCAGCCTGTATTAATGCAAGCCCAGCGTCCTCGCCATCACACACAACATTGACGAGCCATCGCCCATACTTGCCACGCCCGTCATTGCTGTAGACTAAAACCTCATACGAGCTATCAATCATATCCTTAAGAAATGCCTTGGCTTCTAAGGCAAGCTCACGTTCTCTATCAGTCTTTGCCCTCCAGCCCTTCTCTGGCGTATCAATACCCATGATTCTGAACTTCGGTTTATTTAAGCTGGCTCCCCAACCTAAGTCCAAAGTATCAGACTTGAAAGTGTCACCATCATAGACACTAATTTTTCCTCTGGGCTTTGCCACCCATGCTCTGATATCACTCATCTTTATCGTGCTTCCCAAGGATGCCTAGCTTGCTTCCAAACTTAGACCACTCCCCGACGTTTACAACGCCATCTTCCATCATGGATATGCCATATTCGATTGCGGCTGCCCGTTCTTCTTTAGTATCAAGTTGGCTAACAATCCTCTGTGCCAAGACCACCAGCTGCTTATATTCTTTTGGCAATAACTTAATTAACCAGTTCATCACAAAACCTCCCATTCATGCTTACACCGTCTGCATCTCATCTTCGTACCTATTGCGATATTTTCACCAGCTTTCCGATTACACTCGCCACATCGCACTTCCAACCTAATTGCTTTTTCATCATCTTCACTTATTCGTGCTGTTCTATATATAACCACGCAACGACAGTTTGGATGTTGCGGAATGGTATCCACACCGCCAGAAAAAAAGCTACTTATCTGTATCCAGCCTTCTGCCTCATTGGTGCTACATTCCTCTGATACAAGTTCGTCACCTTGAGTTATCCACTGCTTCTCAGACTGTCCATTACTAATTGCTGCCGCTCGCTGACCCTGACCTAATGTCGTAGCGGTTTCTGTTCTTGCTATCATTCTTGCTCGTGCAGGGCTAAAAGATAAATCATTCCTCAGTTTGGTTTGTAATGCTCCAAGACTTTCTTCCTTTTCAACAGTTTCAGCTATTAATACTCCAACCCGTTGTCTTGCTCCAACAGCTAGGTTTCTTGGGCTATCACTAGATAAAATGGTTTGCGCCTCTGCTTCAGCAAATAACATAGACCTTCTTTGAACTTCTGGAACTGACATTGTGGGGGCTTCTGCTCTAAGAACTAAAGAAAAGGCTTCCACTAATTCGTCAATTACTTCATCTCCATATTTAGTGAACCAATCCCAGTCATATCCAGATAAGTCAGCTGGGGTTATCTTGGTAATTATGCTATTTATTCCTTTAATGCCTTCGTTATCTATAGACTCAAGATATTCGATTAGTTCATTTTGTTCTGTTCTTAGCCTTCGCTTCCATCCTCGTTCCATTCTTGAAGCAGTAACATTACCTTCCTCTGTGTAGTTTTCATTAGCTTCTAACTTTGAACGCTGCCGTTGCGCCCCAAAACGCTTCCCAAAGTCATCCTCTGATTGTTCATCTACTAGTTCTTCAGGTTCTTCCTCCACAGGCTCATCTGAAATTGGTTCTTGCAGCATGGGTGGTAATGGCGTTGACTGAATTTCGTCTCCGCCTTCTATATCATCTTCACCAAATCTTCTGCGTGCTTCATTTAGTGTCAGAATTTTCTTTTCATATCCAATTGATGCTTCATTGGTAAGTTCCACTCTGTTCTCTGGTACTGGGTCAACGAAATCGAAGAAAAGAGAATCACCATCTGGATAGAGTTTTAGCAGCTTCTCATTTAAGGCCGCTCTAATACGAATTAATCTTGGGGTCAGTAAATGGCGCCCATACATGACCTCCGCAGCATCAGCATTTGCACGATTAACAGATTCCGTTATGCCCATGATAGGAAGCGGCATACCAAATGCACCTAGAATTTGGTCACGCTCGAACCTCCGCAGTTGTTCAAACTGCATATCACGCTGAGTAATTTTTCGTTCCTTAAAAGTTCCACGTTCAAGAATCGCTACCCTGTGGGCATTAGCCACTCCTTGGTGCTGAGAACGCCATCGCTCTGCCAATCTCTCAAAATCAGCATCTTGTAAATTTGTTGGGAACTCAATTATGCCTCCGGGTTCAGCGGAATTCCTAAAGAAGTTCTGCATCCATTCTGCTGCTAATCTTTCAGCTCCCAAGTCAACCATCATGGACTGAACAACGCCTATCCCTCGATACTGGTCTAGTGGATTAGGATTTCGTGTAAAAATAACATCTTCCTTTTCAAGAGCTATAGCAGTGGCACCAACTCGATACTGATAACCAGCGATGAATTCAGTTGGATGTGGAATTGGAGCCATTCTATCTGGTCTGACAACTTGTAATTCCACAGGAACGCCTGCTCCGTTACGAACTAAAATCCACCACATTTCGCCAACCAATTCCATATGCTGGGCTGAAGTTTCCAAAAAATCTTCTCGAGTGATAAATGGATTAGCTGAACGCCACAGGTCTATAGCTGGGTGATTGTCTATCTCTATCTTTTCGCCGCCCTGTACTCGATACAGTTTCCATTCTTGTGCAGCGATTGATTGAGAGATTCTATTAACCACAGCGAATAGCCAGCCCACTGAGGACATAGCTGATAATTGGCTAATCTGTGATGCTGGCTGGGAAACTCCTGCACCTATATTAATATTCATTCCATGGGGAAGTCGTTGAGTGTTTATTTTCTGACCTGAAGCTGAATCTAATACACGAGAAAGAATGGACATTAAATCACCTCGCCTTGACTATTTGCGCAAAAAATATAATCGCTACTGACGTTATAATCGCAATGGTAGGTATTATTCCTATGCCATAGATTAATGTGCTAACGAGCAGTGTTAATCCTAGAACTTCAATCGCCATTATGTAACGTTCTTTTATTTCCATCATATGAACCTCACATTAGGAATTCCTTGATTTGATAAATCGCTTAGAGCATAAACCAAGGCATCCACCATATCGTCATTTTCAACCGCCACTGGGAACGAACACATTTGGTCTTCTGCTTCAGCAAATATGCCAACGTGATGAACCCGACCTTGCTCATATAAAGCCGCTATTGGCTCAGCCCGCAGCGTCTTACCTCTAGAAGCTCGAATGGATTTTACATTTACGCTACGGCCTCTACCTTCACAAACTCGTTCAATTGTATCCTTCACCATGTCACCACCTTGGTTTACTTCACAGACCACTAAGTCAGCAGCCCAATAATCATAAGCATCCAAGACCTTAGATGCCCATTGTTCTGGTGACAATTTATATCCAGCTGCGCTCATAACATAAAAGTCGCCATCCCCACCCAGTCCAGCAACGACTATTCCTGTATCATCACTCTCGGCATTTGCCGTAACAGCTGGGTCTACTGCAACTACAATTCTGGACATATTTAGTTTATTTTCTTCATCTTCCATTAAATGTGGCAGTTGGCTTCTACGATTTTCGTCAATCCAGTCAATCCTCCACAGAGCGCCTTCAATTTCATCTACATATTCTCCAAGAAGTTCCTGACGGCCTAATCGTGTTCCTCCATATCGTCGCTCTAATGCTTCTACCGCTGAACGAGCTAATGCTGGATTATCATACATGGTTCCATGGGTCGTAACTGTGGCTTGTTCTTGTTCTAATGTCCTGACCCACTTAGCAGCCTTAGGCGTTGTGGTAGCGACTATCCGTGGAGAATCTCCAAGTCTTACCCCAAATGTTGCTTGGTCGTAACTCTCACGCTTCCATAATGCAAGCTCGTCAGCCCAGAGCAACGTCCATTGCGGCCCATTCCATCGAGCTGGTTCTTCTGCTCCCATGAACTTCACATAACCACCATTTTTATGCCTTGCTTCTAGCATGGAACGATTCCATTCAAATTCTTCTCTTGCAATAGTGATTAATCCAGAGTCTCCCTCTGCGCAGACCTCTCTCGCTGACTGTATCGTGGGTGCGCCAACACCAACCCTTGCCTTTCGTCCATACCTTCGTAAATGCTCAAGTACATATCGGGAACCCGCTTCTGTCTTGCCAGAACCACGCCCACCAAGCATTACCCATAAACGCCATTCTCCATCTGGGGGAACTTGATGTGGGTAGGGCTTCCAAACTCCGTGTAAATCATCTTTATTCAATCCAAGAATAGAACGAGCGGTATGCCCAGTATATTTCGGGGTAGTGGTCATGCTATAAGCCCAAACGCTCTTGCATCATCTTCCAGCGGGGGGCCGTTATATCTGAACCCAGCTGTCATTCGTGTTGCGGACATAGGATTATACAAACGCCCACCAGACCTTAATCCGGGTTTTGACCTCATTGTCCAGTTAGCTGAACGACCCATAGCACGGATTAAAGATGGATGACCAGTCACGATAGATAAATGATGATTTGATGCTTCAAATATCGAGCCTATGTATTCGCACATTTTCATACCAATCCCAATTCCTTGGTAATCAGGCAAGCACACTATGCGACTTATTCGCCAAGTAGAAGCTGAAGGAATCCTATGTGGAAACATCATGACCCCACAAAACGCCGCAGGCTTGCCATCTACACAAGCCACAAAACACTTAGCCGATTTGCTTAAGCTGACATCTAGATAGTGATGTTTGCTGAATATGTCCCAAGCTGAGCGGTCAACTCTGTAAATTTCAAGGTTAACTTCTGGGCGTCGTTGAACCGACCTCCGAGAGAACGTATTTGTCGCTGGCTCATAAAGCCAATCGGGTTGCAACCAATCAATAATATCGGAATGACAGGAAATGGCTACCAATCGAGATGTATTGCCACGCCTAATCGCTTTAGCTATAGATGCCGAGCCTATCTGAGCAACCTGCCTGTCGATGACGGATGTGAACTCATCAATGCAGATAGTATCACTGTTACCCGTTGAAGCTTCCATTAAAGCTCTGGCAACTGTTACTCGAAATTGCTCACCTGTTGATAGCGATTGGTATGAACGGAGCCATGCTGGAGGTGAAGAAAAACCCACACTCGACAGAAGTTCTGTGATGGTTTTAATACTTGCATCTTTTGGAAATTCGTCAACTATAGAGGTATCTGAAGTCCACGTCTGTCTATCAGCCCAGTAAGCATCCTTAAAGACATGGCTTGCGACAGTAGACTTGCCTGACCCAGACGGCCCAACAATCAAGCCTATCTTCCAATCCCAATCTTCAATAGGCATATCAACCTGCCATGCGGATTCTGATACGGTGGTGGGTGACATTTGAAATATGCCCTCCATCTGCATGACCCTTGCTGTCCGTTTAACGTCTGTCTTTTTGGATATGGTTATGTTCATATGGTCAATGCCTTTACAGATATACCCCTTCCATCTAACTCAACAAGAAGACGGCCTTGGTCTTGCTCGTTGTCGCAGGTTATAAGAACTTGATAGACAGGTGGTATGTCATATATGCCGCTGTCCCGCCAATCTTCTTCTGTTATTGAACCCGCCTCTAATAAGTTATCCAGCATTTCTTTTACAGCAACATCATCAAACGAAACGTCCGCCAGTAGTTCGCTCAGGATGTCTGCATCCGTCTCAGCCAGTGCCGCTATTGGGTCATGGGTAAGGAGTAACTTCTTAGCCTCCTCTTCATCTACATCTAATATAAGCACAGGCACTGTCTGTTCATCATCTAGAGACGTCCTAAGGTGTCCATCAATTACCTCTAGGCCTTCAGCAGTCTCACGGGCTAGAACAGCGTCTGCGTATCCTATTTCAGTTAGCACTGCTCGTAACGCATCCTCCTGATGTTGCGGGTGTTTACGCCAATTATTGGGTGAAGGGGCTAATTCGCTTGCCTTAACTCTGCGGAATTCCTTTATCCTGTCCCTGAACATATCTTCTCCTTATACTTCTTCCAGTGTGCCAACCGCCTGTTCTAATATCGCATCGCATCCTAGAGCAAACTCCCGCTCACGTTGCTCCTTGTCTTCAATTAGGTTCACCTGTTGGAACATGGTCACGATGTTATAGACAATGGGGGATATCATTTGATTAGTTATCTCTTGGCGGGTGGTAGCTTCACCTTTAGCAAGACGCTCTAACTTTGACCCAACGTCACCAAGAACGACTGAATCTCTTGCCGACAATTGCCCTATATTGTCACGGATTTGTGATAGACCACGCCCAGATAGATTCTGCATGGCCTGCCCGAGTCTGGCTTGCCGCTCGTTCATGTCGGATATAACGCTGGCATGGTCTTGCTTATGCTTGACCTGCACAACTTGACTGGCTTCTTGCAGCTTCTTTTGCCAATCATACTTGGCGGAATATTGTTTCAGCGCAGAAATTGAAGTCTTCAGCCCACCCTCAGTACATATATCTAAAAGTTTTTCCAATGTTCTGTCTGGCCCCATCATCATATAAATCATAAAAAAAGCATCTGATTTTTCTTGTACCGATGTTTGGTTATTTCCAGTGATAGGCATAGCTTACTCTGTTCTTATAGCATCATATTTTTCTTTTAGTGCATCCATCAGGGCTTTGTTTTCAATCGACCACTGTTCAAATGCCTGTTGTTTTTCTCTGGATATTTGTGCAGGAGTATGAACAAATCTGGCTCGGATATCTTCATTGCGTACAGATTTCAATATCAATAGCACCATATGGAAGTCTTCATCTTCATTCCCTATAAATTCACGTTGGACTATCTCATAGGTATAAGCATCCTCTCCATTTCGCCAATCAGCTGCAGCCCATTCTTGGAAGTTTGCTTCATAGCTTCCTGTGTATTGATAAGTAAATCTATCTCCTATAATTGGTAGGTAATCAGCATACCGTACCCACTCAATGCCCCCTAGGTTATATTCATAGGGTTTTTCGATTTCCCACCAAGTGAGAATCTCTGGGGAGTTCTTAGCAGCTGTATTAACAACTCTGGCTGTTTCTTCATCTTTTAAATTTGTAATCATCCATGTGTCAATAGGAAAAGCATCTACCTCTGGCCATGTCCTTATAATTCTATGAAGTTGCGCAAGCTGTTGACCAAAGGTTATATAATCTTCGCCATCAATTTCAGGGTCGGGCAGTAAATTCGGATAGACATATACCTGCAAAAGTCCTCGTAATTTATTCATTTCTGCATACTCCATTTCTCCATATTACCATCGGTTGTCAAAATTACACTATAAGTAAGACTGCAAAACCATTAGTTTTGTAATGCCTCGAACATTGGTGCCTAGCTTTTGTTCGCAGAGTTTTTTCATCTCAGCTGCAAGATTTTCTGCCGTTTTTCGTATGTTATATGGCTGTGGGTCATAAGCAAGAACTGATTCAGCAAGCCATGCAGGCGGCCCACCATTTGCTTTCTTTGCTTTTAGTATTACCTCGAACTTGTGCATCTGAAGCCTAGATGCCGGTGTCCATTTACCTTTATCCTCGTAATACAAAATAACCTTTAGCGTTGTAATGTCATTTCCTACCCTTATTTTTCCCTCAATAGACATAGTTTTCTCCTTCTATGAGCAATTGCGCAGATACGCAGTTAATTACGCAGTTGGTATTTAGCTTGTAATTTGCTCCTCAATATGTGGTTCTTCTGTCGTGTCAAGGTCATGGGGTCTGTCAAGGAATAAGACTCTATTGGCAACAATTTCATTCCTATGGCGTATCTGTCCATCAGCATGGCCATCAAAGCTATGGCTTTTAAACCTACCTTCTACATACGCCCTGCGGCCTTTTATTAGATACTCGTTAACTTGTTCAGCAAGCTGGTTCCAAGATATGACTGTAAACCATTCAGTTTCCTGTTTTCTTTCCTTATCCTGTGCTGTATAAGACCTGCTAACCGCTATTCTAAAACTCGTAACAGGATTACCTGACGGCGTGTATCGCATCTCAGGGTCTGTGCCTACATTTCCAATAACCATAATCTTGTTTAATCCATCCATAACGTTTCTCCTTTTGTTGGGTTTCGCCCCTAATAGTTAAAACTGCGTATCAAACGCATTACTATAGGGGCGCAATTACGCAAATACATTTGTAGCTATAATGCCTCCCATGTTTGTGTTGGTGGCTTCGCATCATTTTTAATACTCTGCTCAACCACCCCATATAAGAGTTTATGACCATCCTTATCAACAACCGCAAATTGCTTATCTGCTGAAAGTATTCTAGCCACTGAACCTCTTGAGAAATTTATAGCCTTGGCAATTTCATCAGCATGAGCGGCACCATTACCTAATAGGAACGATTTTATCTCCGCTGTTTGACCACCAGATGAAACCTTTAAAGCTAATAGTTCTGGGAAGTCAGATTCGACAGGTTTCCATATGTGCGAAACACCATATTCGTCAAACTGGTAGCCAAGACTGTCAATAGGTGGTCGTTTCATATCATTCGATTTCGTCACCTGAAATGCAACGCCAATCGTATTATCGTCCTTATATTGCGTTAATAATTGAACGATGATGTCAGCACCTGCTTCAAAGTGCATTGACCCAAACATATGTGTAGCATCATTTCTTGGTGAATGGGCTATTCCTACCCATGAATCAAATAATCCATTCATAATGTCGATAGTTTGATTAGCAACCCTGTTATCAATTAAATCACCATAACCTGCACGGCTTATGGAATCTAGAAAACCTACTTCAACGCCTTCACGCTCTACCGCCTTAGCAATACCATCCTCAACATCTGCCAAACTCTTACCTCTGGCATTAAGCATTATTATGGGTCTATCTGGTTCTAATGCTAAGGCTCTGTTCAGGTCACCTAATCTTCTTTGCATAGAGCCTTCAGGCCGCTCTAGGTTTATGTACATAACTGGGGCTTGTTGAGTCTTGAACGGAAAAGCAATACCAGCATCTACAGCAATTGCCATGGTAAGAGCCGTCATGGTCTTCATCCGCTCAGGCGGCCCAAATATTATGGTTCCTCCGCCCTTCACAATATAAGGATTTAATACAAATT